ATTTTACTATCACTTTGAACAACAATGCTTTTGTTCAGAAATGGATACAAGAACTGCGCTGGTGCCTAGTCAACTGTAATTTTGAACAACAAGAAGCCTTTGCTGGGTTAATGTCTCTAGAGCAGTCTGCTGAAATACTAATGCAATCTTGTGTTACAATCAATCAATATTTAAAAAATTTTATTGACATAAAAGAAAATTTGTTAGATCAAGATCAAGAATATTTTAATTACTTGCATTTAAAATTTGAGCAGTTATCTGGTAAATTTGGAAAACCAACTAGACTGTTTACCGTGGCAAATATTGAACTTAAAACGGCAATCAGAAACTTAAACTTTTTTATTCATAGAATTGAAAAAAAGAAACAAATTGTACCAGTGGTATATATAAGTTTTAACAAAGATCAATACCGTCGACATCCCTTAGCGGATGAAGATTATACTCATTTTGAATTTAGTATGCCAGCAGGAACACTGTTTGTTCACTATGTTGAATTAGGCAAAGAATTTATTGATTTGTATGAAGACAATCTTCCATTGGATTATCAAAACGTTCAAAATCTTCATTACTACAGTGGTGAGGCTAGTATTTGTTTTAAAGACTATGATTGTTTTGAAGATTTGGGGTATATCAATTGGCTCAAAAGTCACAACATAGATCCTTATAACAAAAAACTAGGGCATGGAAAACTTATACTCGGAAAGATTGACAACCTGGACGATGCTTGTGCTAAAATACAAACGTATCAGCATATTAAAAATATTATTATAGAGGAATAATTATGGGAAAACCATTTGACGTAAGCAAGTTCCGCAAGGACATCACAAAAAGCATCCAAGGCCTCAGCATTGGATTTAATGATCCAACAGATTGGATTTCAACAGGCAACTATGCATTAAATTATCTTATCAGTGGAGATTTCAATCGAGGCATTCCACTGGGTAAAGTAACAGTGTTTGCCGGCGAATCCGGCGCTGGCAAGAGTTATATCTGTAGTGGCAATATTGTAAAGAACGCACAAGATCAAGGTATCTTTGTTATTCTTGTGGACACAGAAAACGCACTTGACGAATCTTGGTTACATGCTCTTGGCGTTGACACAGGTCAAGACAAGTTGCTCAAACTCAATATGAGCATGATTGATGACGTGGCCAAGGCTATTTCAACATTCATGACAGAGTACAAAGCATTGCCAGAAAGCGAACGCATGAAAGTGCTGTGGGTCATCGACTCATTGGGCATGTTGCTGACTCCCACTGACGTTAATCAGTTTGAAGCAGGTGATATGAAAGGTGACATGGGTCGTAAACCCAAAGCACTGACAAGTCTTGTTCGTAACTCTGTCAACATGTTTGGCAGTTACAATGTGGGCCTGGTTTGTACCAATCATACCTACGCCAGCCAAGACATGTTTGACCCAGATGACAAGATCTCAGGTGGTCAGGGTTTTATCTACGCAAGTTCAATCGTGGTTGCCATGAAGAAAATGAAACTCAAAGAAGATGAAGATGGCAACAAGATTACTGATGTCATGGGTATTCGTGCAGGCTGCAAAGTGATGAAAACACGTTATGCCAAACCTTTTGAAGGCATGCAGGTCAAAATTCCTTACTCAACTGGCATGAGTCCACATTCAGGCTTGGTTGATCTAGCAGAAAAGAAAGAGATTCTCAAGAAAGAGGGCAACAGTTTGGTATTTGTCACCAGCGACGGCGAAATTATCAAACAGTTCCGTAAAAAGTGGGAAGCCAACGAAGGCGGATGTTTAGATAAACTGATGGCAGACTTTGCCAATCAGAAAGAAGAAAAACCAGTACTCGAAACAACAACGGAGGAATAAAAATGTCAGCGGATCTATCAAGTGAAATCTGGAATGAACTAAAACGATACATCAACACAGTTGATCGTTCCGAAGCAGCAGAAGTATTGGTTTCTGTACTGGTCGACAATGATGTTGCTCCGGACGAAATTCGCACCACATTCAAAGGCGACAGTGATGTCAAGGCAGCATTGGCTGCGTACATCAAGGATCTTGACGACGAACCTGAAGAAGAAGATTTTGATGAGGATGACGATATTGAGTCTGAGTACGAAGATTAATGACTGACAAATTCTTTCCAATCAATACAAAAACTGCTTGCAAACTTAAATGGGCCTGGAGCACTATACGACTGTACACAGGCGAAACTAGTTCTTGTCATAGAGTTAATTCATCCGTGGTTGATGTTGATAGCAACACTTTTGATTTTCACAATACTCCTAAACAATTATCTGATCGTCAGTTGATGCTAGAAGGAAAATGGCCCGCCGGCGGCTGTGAATATTGCAAAAATATAGAAGACGCAGGAGGAACAAGTGATCGAATGTTGCATTTAACAATTCCAAATCAAGTTCCTGTAGAATTGGATACCAATACCAATGTTGTTCGAGTATCTCCAACCATTATTGAAGTTTACTTGGACAATGTATGCAACATGAGTTGTCTGTATTGTTGGGACGGATTTAGTAGTAAAATACAACAAGAAAATATTCAATTTGGTGATTTTAGTGATCGCGGAGTAGAAATTAAAAATCAAGCTGTGACGCCCCTGGACCATGTTAAATTAAAAAATAAATTTTGGGAATGGCTAGATAGCAATTGTTCCACATTAGAACGACTAAACATTCTAGGTGGTGAACCATTTTATCAAAAAGATTTTGCTGTATGCATGGAATTTCTTAATAGTCGGGCCAATCCCAACTTGGAATTTAATGTAATATCAAATTTAAATATCAAACACGATAAATTTAAAAAAATTATACTAGAAATAAAAAAATTAGTAGATACAAACAAAATTAAAAGATTTGATTTAACTGCCAGTATTGATTGTTTTGGTAAAGAACAAGAGTATGTTAGATATGGACTTGATTTAGAATTATGGAAAAAGAATTTTGAATTTTTAGTAAACGAAAAATGGATAGTATTAAATGTAAATCAGACTATTACAGGGTTGACAATAAAAACTATGCTACCGTTAATTCACTACGTAAATCTCCATAGAAACACTCGAAATATTGGACATTATTTTGGTACGGTGGTACACACACATAAATGTTTAGAACCTGGAATTTTTGGAAAAGATTTTTTCAAACAAGATTTTGATAATATTTTAACAGCAATGCAAATAGATACAGAATGGAATAGAAAATATAAATCTTATATGTCTGGAATCTACTTGCAATTAAATTCAGTTAATCGTGATCAAGAAAAAATCAATCAATTAGAAATTTTTCTAAACGAAATTGATCGCCGCCGTGGGCTAGACTGGAAACAGACTTTCCCTTGGCTTGTTAAAGAAATACAAAATGTGGTTTAACCGTGTTACTAATAATCTAGGCTTGCTCCCAGATTTTATTGCTCATTTTGAGCAAGAACTTGATACGGCACGGCGTGATTGCGCCATTGGCGGCCTAGTTGAAAGAAATATCTCAGCACTACCTGGTATTACCGAACATAGATTCAATCAGCTTCAAGAAATCGAAGCTGTATTAAATCATCTCAACATACAGCTACGCAAGATTCGTCGAAAACATTTTCAAAAGTATCTTGAAGCATATGCCAGAGCATTGACCAGCAGAGACGCTGAAAAATATGTAGATGGCGAAGACGAGGTGATTGACTTTGAAACTATCATCAACGAAGTGGCCTATTTGAGAAATCGCTATCTGGGTATTATGAAAGCCATGGAAAGCAAAAACTTCATGTTGGGTCATGTGGTGAGATTACGAGCAGCCGGCATGGAAGATATTCAAATTTAAGGAAATTAATGAGTTATTTGTTTACTAGTGAATCGGTGTCAGAAGGACACCCAGATAAAATTGCAGATGCAATTAGCGATACTGTGTTAGATCTTGTGATGACCAAACAAGATTCTGCACTACGATGTGCCTGCGAGACGTTGGTAACTACCAATCGTGTTATTGTTGCAGGCGAATACAAGGGTATACTACACCAAGAAGAAGTTGATAGTGCAGTTCGTAAAGTTATTAAAGACATTGGATACGAACAATCGGGATTTGATTGGCGCACAGTAGAAATTACAAACTTACTGCACGGGCAAAGTGCTGACATTGCACTTGGCACAGATACATTTGGTGCCGGTGATCAGGGATTGATGTTTGGGTATGCCTGTAATGAAACTGTAAATTTCATGCCCTCAGCAATCTACTGGAGCCATCGTATTGTTGAACGACTGACCGAAGTTCGCAAAACCCGAGTAGTTGATTGGTTAGGTCCCGATGCTAAGTCGCAAGTTACATTTGAATATCATGATGACGGCACACCAATGCGTATAGCCAAGGTGGTGTGTAGCACTCAGCACAATGATTTGGTGGATATTGAGCATGTTCGATCAACTGTAAAAAATATTATCATTGATGTACTACCTACAAAATACATTGATGATTCCACAGAATTCTACATCAACCCCACAGGACGTTTTGTTATTGGTGGACCTGATGGTGACACAGGATTAACTGGTCGCAAAATTATTGTAGACACTTATGGTGGATCCTGCCCACATGGTGGCGGTGCCTTTAGTGGTAAAGATCCTACCAAAGTGGATCGCAGTGCAGCCTACATGATGCGTTATCTTGCCAAGAACATTGTGGCCAGTGGC